CGGTGATGTAGCATCATCAGGAGTTAATGTAGTAGGTGATGTAGCATCATCAGGAGTTAATGTAGTAGGTGATTTTGCATCGTCAACAGTCGGAGCAGTAGGTGATTTTGCATCGTCAACAGTCGGAGCAGTAGGTAATGTAGCGTCTTCATTGATTGATGCCGGCGGAAACGTAATAAATACTGCATCCAATCAACAGAATAGTGTTAGAACTACAAACGCGGTTTCTCAAAATTCTTCTGGGTCAACTGGTAATATGGGTACATATTCTCAATTAGATCCATACTCGTATTATGGACAGATACCAAATCGTCCTTCTAACAATTTTTTACCTAGAACAGCTGATTTCAGTACATTTGGAAGATAATTCGTTTAACAATTATATAAACAATAGGATGTTTATATAACATGACAGATAGTGAAGATTATAATGATTATTTTAATGGCAGAAGAGAGATAGAAGAAAGAATCACATCTCTTTTAAACAGTTTTGAATCAGAATGTGACAATCTTAACTATAAAAAGGGGATTTATCTATATGGTTCTCCTGGATCCGGTAAAACATTTATTATTACAAAAATTTTAAAAGACCTAAACTATGATATTATTAAATATGATGCCGGCGATATACGTAATAAGAGTTTAATTGAAACGATCACATCTAATAATATATCTAATAAGAATGTGTTGAATATGATGACGAAAAAGGTTACAAAGATAGCAATTGTTATGGATGAAATAGATGGTATGAATAGCGGTGATAAAGGAGGTATTAATGCATTAATTAAATTAATTAGACAGAAGAAAACGAAAAAACAAAAGACGGAAGGTAAAACAATGAATCCCATTATTTGTATTGGAAATTATTATACGGATAAGAAGATGAGAGAACTTATGAAAGTGTGTAATGTATTTGAACTACCTTCTCCAGAAGACGCTGAAATTACAAAAATACTCAAGAAACAATGTAAAGGTCAACAATTAAAACAAAGTGTTTTTAAGATGATGGTTAAATATATTCAAGGTGATATGCGAAAATTAAATTTCGCTTTACGCGTCATTTCTACACTGGATGGTTCAAACGATGAATCCAAATTATTAAATATATTTCAAATGAAGAGTTTTAATGAAGATTCAAAATCCATTACAAACCAACTTTTAGAGAACAATTATAAACTGTCTTCACATAATGTGTTAATGAATGAAACAGACAGAACAATCGTTGCATTATTATGGCATGAGAACATTATTGATAAAATAAAAAAATTACCCAAAGATGTGGCATATCCTTTATATTATAAATTATTACGAAATATTTGTTTTGCTGATTATATTGATAGAATTACATTTCAGAGTCAAATCTGGGAATTTAATGAGATGAGTTCTCTTATTAAAACATTTTATAACAATTATATTTTCCACAAGGAAACAAATAATTTAGAATTAGAGAACTTGAATGAAATCCGATTTACAAAGGTGTTAACAAAATACTCCACTGAATATAACAATTCATTATTTATTCAAGATTTATCACAAAAGTTAAGTATGGATAAAAAAGATTTACTTTCTTTCTTTCAAGAAATACGCCTATGTAATAACGGTGACTTTTCTAATGACAATGAAAAACTATCCACTCTGGAAAAAACATTTGAAGATTATGATATATGCAAATTAGATATTAAACGAATGTACCGATATTTAGATAAAAGTGCTAAAAAAGAAGAAATTCAAGATGACTTCTAATTATGCATACATCTCAATCCATACATTACCATCTTCCCATTTTATTTTCCTATTCTTCATGTACGCATACAATTTCTGTTTATGTGTCAACCCCTTCTTTAGATTAAAATCAACTATCAAATTATACTTTTGACCATCTATTATCTTTTCCGGTATATGTGTCACTTCTGCAAACCAATATCCTTTTGAATCTTCGTCGTTACCATATGCACCTTTTATTATAGATACTTGTTTTTGAGTCGTAGTAAACACGCGTAAACACCCCCCATGTTTTGGGTCATAAAAATGTTTTTGTTTCATTATATATAATAAAATAAAAGATTATACTTCACTTACATCCACCATTTTCAGAGGATCACTTTTCACTGAAATAGCTTCAGGTTCCATTTCAATCGTTATATTAGCACTCTCTACACCTATATCACTCTTTTTTAACTTTTCATTTTCTTCTTTTAGAATCTTGTTTTCTTTTTCTAAAGTATCGGCTTTTATAGACATTTCAATCAATTGACTTTGAATACTCATCATTGTATTATTCATTTCCTGTTTTTCCTTTGTTAAATTCTGAATTATTTGTTGGTTAGATTGAATCAATTGTACAATCTCATGATTTGATAACTGTCTTGAAGGCTTACCTGGTTCATTTATCATTATCGGACCATTCTTCTGTTTCTCCTGCATCTCTTGCAACATCTTCGCTCTCTTCGCTTCTATCTCCTTCATCTGTTTCAATACATCCGGCTTCATATGCGGCAATCCAGGTTCATACTTCTGCAATAATTTATCAATATCCTTCATAAAAAACTTTTTTATACCCTTCTCGTCATCATATTTTATAAACATGTCTATTGTCTTGTCAGACTCTTTAAAAAAATCTGGATGCGCATTATCAAACATCTTTCGTTTATCATACGTATTATGTTCATGAGAAAATACCAATATAGATTTTAATGGATCTAACTGCACAAACGGAATCGTATAATCCTTTAAAAATGCCTTCTCCTCTGCTAACGCCGCTTCATCTTCATATCGCGTATTATCCAATAGTTCCTTCTTAAATGCAAATGTACCGGCCGTTGCATGATTTGGTCCATACGGTCCACATTGAATCATTTTTTGTACATGTTTAAAATAAATATATATTTCACTACTACCTGCACATAACGCCTTTTGATCTCCTAATAATCTTTCAACTGCATGTGACACTCTATCCGGTGGATAATAATCATCATCATCCATATAAACAATTATAGAACCTTTACATTGTTTATGCATAAAATTACGCTTTGCACCCAACATTATTTTCTCTTCTAATTCAAAATATCTAATTTCAGGTATATTTGACGCTTCTATTAGGTCTCTTATTTTATCAGTCCCATCATCAACAATAATCCATTCCATTCTATGTTTGGGATAATCCTGATTCCTAAAACATTGAAACATTGTTTCTATAAAAGGTCTTCTATTAAATGTTGGCGTACATATTGAAACATATGGATAATGTTTATTGTTCTTCTTTTTAGTCATATAAATTAGTTATTGAAATTGTTTTATATAATTAAACATAAAACAATTATATCTCTATATTATGTATCCTTCTCATCTGAATTTTCTGTATTCTTTCCAATATTCATAACTGTCTTTATAAAAGGTGTTAATATATACATATTAAAAAACCCAAGAAACATAAGCGCAATTGGTATCAACATACTTATTAATACGTGTTTCACCTGTAATCCCGGCATTATGCTATCTACGTCCGATAGATCATAATAAAATGTTGACAAAAAGAAAAGCGTCAGTAGCGTACTTACTACAATATGTATATTTGATTTGACTTTTTCCAAAAACAATGCAATATATTTTACTATTATTTCAAACATCGTTGGATTACAAGTTCTCGGTAATAATGTCATATCATTTGTATTTTTAATCAAATCCAATATTGTTGTATACAGTCCTAATTGTTTATCATAACAAAATAACGTAACGAAAAATGAATTAAATAATAAATATGCCAAAAGCAAAACGGCGGCCATCGGCACACTAATAATAAGTGCAATTATTACTCTAATAAATATAAAAAGTCCAATAAACGTATTTTGTATTACTTTTTCACTAAAATTTTCTATTTTTGAATACGATCTTGCTATGTATGACATAAATAAAAAAATTATCAAAGCTACAAACGTTACAGCTACGAACGGATTTGGAGTACCATTTAAAAAACTTATTATAGTTTCTTTAAAAACCAAAAGGAAAAATTTAACAAAAATAAATACGACCAAGTATAGTGATATAAACTTAACTGGATTTGGTATATAATCATTAAAAAATTTAGCTAATGGCGAGTCAATTAGTACATAATCTACAACATAAGGATACCACAAACTAAATTCAAAAAGATAAAATAAAATAACATAGATCAACTTTTCAAAACTAAACCCTTTTTCCAATTCATCTCTTATCTCTATGGGATTAAATCTAAATAACTTTATATTTTCATTCGCTTTTGAATAAAATGACATGAAATACCAATTATATGTTATCGGAACACTTGCAAACGCAGTTAATATATAAGAAATGTATTCTGTCAATATTTTCTCATCTTCTTTTGTTCCTTTTCCGTCTTTAAGAGCATTCATTAACGGAGGTCCTAGTTTATCTGAAATATCCACAAAATCATAAGCATCTTCAATATACTGTGTCAATAATTCTTTCCAAGTCTTTTTATCCTTTGGATCTTCTATGGGATCATGACCTTCATAGTTGTCCCTATTCTCTCTATTATTTAAATCATCATCATCATTATTTTCTTCCTGTTCATCATCGCCGTCTATTCCTTCAATTATCTTCTCTTTTTTTTCCGTATTTTCAAGTATATGCGATTCATTTCTATTTTCAGAATTCGTATTTATCAAAACGTCAAATGTTTCAATATTTTTAAAATTCTGTTTTACTTTTTTATTTTTTCGTTTCTTCTTTATATTTTTTAATTTATTTTCCATATGCATGGTTTGAAAATTATGATCATCCGTATTCTCACTAAACATATCCTTTTCCTTTTTTTCCATGATCAAATATATATTATACTTTTAGAATATATATTTATCCTTTACAGTAAACTTATCTTGCATGCATCATACCACAATTTCCTCCGATTATTGAAAACACATTATATCTTTCTTCATACAAAGTTAAATTATAACTATACTCATACAATCTGTAGTTTGAATTACGTACACCAATCAAATTACCGTTATCATCACACACCACATCAAAACTTGAACTTGTCGTATCTATTGACGGAATATACGTATTCAACTCCACTTCAATATTTTTAAACTTATTCATGTTTATAGCACCCGATGGCTGATATTCAAACGGACTCGTATTTAAACAAAAATTATAACAATATAATCCATCCTTCGCAAAACCATTTGTTCTCGTATACTTCTCTACGTACTTATAGACATCTTTCGTCATCAAATTTTCTCTATATTCGCCATTTAACAAAATTGCAAACGTTTCCAATATATCCTTTCTATTCTCCGGTTTAAAATCACCCGTTATCGTTATTCCTGTATTTAACTCTGTAGTCAATGGATGTACTCCCATACCCACCTCTAAATTACTATCACTAAACGGCGTTGTAGGCGCCAAAGATATATTTGATGGCAAGCTTTGATACGGCCAATTTGTATAATTATACCACTCATTACGTAAATTCACGTCATTTCTCTGTAAAAACCACATCCAACTTGCTATCATACCATTGGATTCTATCTTCAACTTCTTTGATCCTATTATATTATCAAACTTATGTTCAAAAACATCTTTTACTAAATATATATGATCTTCTGCTGCAAACTTTTGCGTTTCTTCTTTTGATCCAAAACAATATGTAGGTTACAAATGCACATCCGCATTCCAAGGATCTCCTTTATTTCCGTGATTATCTGGTGAAATATCGGATGACGGAGGCGTTTGCAAAAATCTATGCATTTGAAATCTTGCTTGATTAAAATCCGGTTTCACATAGGGGAAAGAATAGGATTCATCAAACACATCACGTACTTGAAATAAATCCTGTATTGGACGAAATGTCACTGTTATAGACAATTCATTATATTGCAATGCCACCAACGGAAAAGCACAATTTGAATTCAACGTAAACCATGTATTTATTGGTATATATAAATTACGACCTCTAATAGACGGTTCCGCACCCGTCGCAGATTCTGTATACGCCGCCGAAGGATACGCATTTGTTCTATTAAACGCATATGCCGGATTATTT